ATGTTTGTCTCCAAAGGAATGCTGTTGGTACATCATTAATACCATAACCTTGATAGAATGGAACACTTATAATGATTTGGTTTCCGATGGTTAAATTAAGGGACCATTCCGATGAAATTGAATTGGGATTGTATAATCCTTGGTTCGACCCTATCGAAATCAAATAGTTATTGACCCTGTTTGTTAAAATTGATTGAAAGTCAGAAACCGTGACATCACCATTCAACCAAGGAAAAATGAAGAAGTCCACATATTCGGTGTTACAATCGTAATCGAATATGTTGGAGATGATAAAACAAGGTTGTGATTCAACAGGAATCAACTGACAACCCCTTTGTCTACGATAAACGAACTTCTGTTTGTGAAAAATTGAGTTTTCCAATCTTGTTCCCGCATTCCAAAGAGTGGTTGCAGCAATCATCTGTTCAATTAGCTTGGGCCAAAAAGGACCCATAGCATCAACATACTCGATTAACTTTTGATAGGTATATTTGTTGTTTGGTAAACCAACAGTCTGTTCAGATTGGATGTACTTCCAAAAGATAGATTGAAGTGTTGGATAACCCCCCGTTTTACCGTCGGTGATATAAAGACGATTACGGGTGTTAATCATATTTTGCCAGAATGTCTGATAAAACTCAAAGAATGTTTTCTTCTGTGGCTCAGGGTCAATAAAGGTATCATCGATTCCACCGGGTGAGGGGAAGTTAGCCGTGAAACCTGACTCAGGAATTGGGTAGTTGTACAACCTTGATTGATTCCAAACATCATAAGCCAATCCCTGACCGACATTCATAAATAAATCTATGTTCTTAACATTAAGAACAAGTTTTTCATCATCGGTAAAGTAATAAGCCTCGTATCCTGATTGAGTATCAACTCTTAATCTGTTGTCAGTTTGTAGCCAAGATTTTTTGTTATCAGGAACTTTTCTCAGTTTAAAAGAATCCGTCATATATGGAAATTGTTCATACCTTTGAAGGTATATTCCACCATATGTGAAGGGTTGGAGTTGAGTTTGAACATCCACATTTTGACCCGTAAAGACATCACCAGTCACTGTGACTTGGTTAGGACTTCTGTGGTCTGGGGTTTGTTCATACCAACCAGCACCTTCTTGAAAGAACACACCGTTGGTTCCTGTTGGGTTTGGTGATTGAGGAAAACCAAGTTCATCGACAGGATAGTCGTTTCTTCGGATATTAACACTTTGGAAAGTGGTAGATGTAGTGTAGGCTGTAAAGAGTTGACCTCTTATTGAGAATGTATTACCAGGTGATAACGCTGGTTGTTCATTAATGAATGTTCCCCCCGATAACTGAGCAAACTGAGAGTTAAAGTTTTCCATATTAACTCTTTGGTCAGCCAAGTAGATGTACTCATTAAAATCTATAAGCGCTTCGGGTGCTCCGATTAAACGAAGTAAAAATTCAATTGACCTTCTTGTACCTTTTGATTTGAAAAGGTATGCCGAGTTTAATACTAAGTTTCTGTAGAATTGATAATTTAATTCAGTCGGAGTCTGAGCCCTTGAAAAACCGGGGTATTCAATCTGTGTAGTATTACCAAATACACTTGAAAGAAAATCTTCATTTGTAATTGGTGAGAAATTGTTACTCCACCCTAAGGTTTGGGATAAGTTAAATAACAATTGGGAGGGGATATCGTTGTGTGGCACATAATGAACTGAGTTCATGTTTGCCAACGCATCGATATATTGTTTGATTTGGTCAAAACTCCTGCCGTAAATCTGAAGAATTTTTTCAACCTTTTGACCTAAGGTATCAAATTCTTTGATTGAATCCGTCACCAAAAATCTTGAAATAAGATTTGTCTTGTAGGTATCCAAATCTTCCGCAACATCGGCAAGTCTTGTAAGATAATTGTCAAATCTAAACGAACTGATGTCTAAGTTATAGATACCATCTTTCGGGAAAGTCACTTGAACATAAGATGTGTAGAACTGACCCCCTTGGTTTTGTGCCGGTACTTGGAAATTGGCCGTGTATTCAGGACGGATAAGACGGTTCATTAAGAACTGTTCAACCTCGTCATAGTTTTCTTGGAAGACTTTATCAACAATGTAATTGCTTGGTCTAATCAAAAAGTCCTCATCAGTACTTGAAACACCCGAAGCAAATGCCGAACCAGAAACAACAAACTCCAAATTTCCTGAAATCTGTGTTGCAGGTGCAACATAATCTACAACAGGATATGTCTGTCCCCGGTAATCTAAAACATAATTTAAAAAACCACGAGTAAGATTTCTGTATTGTGAGGTTTCAATCTCCCTAACCATCATGTTAGTTGTAGCGCTCTGTGAGAACTCTATCTGAAATGGATTGTATACACTACCAACAGGAACTAAAAATGTAGTTTCATCTTCGATGGGGTCATAGGATATGTTTGTTGCGGTTTGACCTGTTGTAAAATCTGGCATGACCTTACGAATATCCAAAGCCGCAGGGAAGAAATTAATAATATGTGTTACCGAAACTTGTAATCTCTTGGCTAATGAACCATATAAAGAAAAGTTAAGAACTTGTGAGACATCATAATTTGGGTAAACTCTAAATTGTGATTGAATGATTCTTCTACTTTCCTCCATGGAGTTTATATCCAAATTCTCTAAAGAAATTGGATTGGAGAATGTACCAATAGAAAAAGTTCTGTTTACCTTTTCAGTTACCGAGGTGGTAAAGTCAAATACCGACGAAGTAAGTCCTCCCCCTTCGACAAGTTGAAAACCAACTATATCGTCAAACGTACCCGTACCGTTACCCGGTGCTGGAGGATAAAAAAACTTCGTAGTATTAACCGCCATTACCCGACTATTGTTGTGAAGTTTTTAGTAAAATCAATGTTAGCACCCCTATCTTGACGAACCTCATATAGAAGAGCGTTAAACTGGTCACGAATTTCAAACAAGTTGTATTGTTTGTAGATATTGTTATCACTGTCGTAGATAGTGTAAATTCCATCATCAATACTCTTGGTTTGATTTCCGTAAAGGGCAATTGCAAGAGATGAAATATCGTACTCAACCATGTCAACCTCTATGGTTACAGGGTTAAAGAAAGTATTTGAAATAATAATGTTTTGAGCAGGTTGACCGATAAATGGTGTTGCGTTCGGTTTATTGGTCGGTGATGACGATGGTGAAACCGTACAGAACATAAGGTTGGTAACCCCGTCAACATAACGATAACGAATCGCTTTCTGTGTTGTATTAATCTGATTAACAACTACTGGCTCACAAAAGAAATTCGAAGTTATAATTCTAAAAAAGTTTGGAATCTTAGAACCGTCAGAGTTTAAGTATTCCACTCTAAAACCAATCAACCCTTGTGGGGTAAACTTATTTCTAAATTGACTTGGCACATTAGTAAGGTCTATAATAATACCTTTAACATTGGGAAGTGCCGACAACACACCACAATCTGTAATTGATGTTCTGATTTGTGCGGGTCTTAACATCATAGTGTAAATCCCCACCTGATTAAAAACATCCGCAGGTAGGGTAAGGTTGTATAACCCACCCAAAACTTCCACATTAGCATTACCGCCAGTGGTTGCATTATTAAAGTAAGGTCTGAGAACCGATGGTGCATCCAATGATGTCAACACAAAATCAGCTGTTTCATCCCTTGAGGGTGTATAATTCAAGATGATTTCTACATCTTCAGGAGATACATCCGCCGTTCTTAGTGTACCATAGGTTCCGATTGCCATTTGAAAAGTTTCTTATTTTTATAAATAGTTTATCCCTTATTTTCTATGGTGTAATATCCATAACCATAGTTTATTAACCCTGAAAGGGTAGATACCTCACCCAATCTTTGGATTTGTTGGTAAACAGTGTTCTTACCCCTCTCAACAAATACAGTGGTAATAATCTGTGGTTGGTCCTGAATTTTAATCAATAACTCGTCCTTTGTTATCGGCACCGCAGTTAACATATCACTTGTAAACCCACTACTATTTTGGAAGTAGATACTCAACCCATCCGAATAGTCATAGTAATTTGTATCTTGAATGGTATATGCTGTAAACACAGAATTCATATCGGTAATTACCCCATATGGTTGAGCATTTAGAAAAACAGGAACACCAACTTGAAATTCAACAGGTCCATACAAAGCAAGTTCTGTTATCCTTGAAGATGTTAATCCCGAAACAACAAAAGGTACTTGAGTGTATCCTGAAGAAATCTCACTATCTACGGTATTGACGGCATCCCCTGAGAAAATATAATCGTAACTAACTGGTGTGTTAGCCCAACTTCCGCCCAAAGGAGTAAAGAACGCCCTACCCAACGGATTATAAATAACCGCATTGGTAAATGGTAATTGAACAACCTTAGAAACCGTATTCACCCCAAACGGAGTGGTCTGTTTCATAGTAATCGTATACCCCGAGGTTGTATTAGGATACACATGGGATAAAGTATCACCAGTGAAAATCTCGTCGGGGGTATTATCCCCCCAGTTTATCGTATAGGCGGCGAGTCCCAAGTAAGTGGCCGCCCTATCGGAAGAATTGTAAACGGTATAGACATACGGAGAGGTCGTAGCGGCAGTGAAAATAAAATTCGTCACCACATCTTTCTGCTCCGCAGCACCATCAAAAGGAGAATAGTACCCCAAATCAATGGTGGTCTCGGTGAGCATAATACACAAACTAAGTCCCGTCATAATGGAACTACCATTTGTACCCCCACTTAAAATCTGAGACATTCCTGAGTAAACCCCAATGGTCTCACCACTTATATCAACAAAAGATAAGTCTGATGTAATATTTGCCGGTCCAACAACAAAACGATAATCAACCATTTGGTCCTACATATTCATACCATTTTATGGGAGTTGTTGTACCTACTCTATCAAAGGTTATTATGTCATAAACGACATATTTTTGGCTCGGATAATCTAACTTATACAAGTAGTAAAAATTGAAAGTATTATTCACCGAAAAAGAATTGATGTTCTGAAGACTCTGTGGACGATTAATCATCCTAACAAATTGACCTGTCTTAGCATTGTAAAACTTACAAGAAACATAAAACTCATCCAAGTTGATGTATTCCCTCGATTTCAACCAATACAAGAAAAACCCATCAGTATCACCAACAAAATCCAAAGAATATGCTGGTTTGTTAATTAAAACATTCTCACCTTGCATATCCACTAGCATCTGTTCTCCCTGAGTGGTGGGGATAATAACGGTCAGATAATTGGTCTGACCTACCTGACTTGGTGAATTGTAAAAGTCTAACTTAAAAAAACTTTTACTAAACGCATTTGAATAGTAATAAATCTCATTGTAGGTAAACCCCTCCGCATTGTAATCGGTGACCCAATTCTGAGTTGACCCCGTTCCATTGATTGTCCCACCCGAGAAAAAATTAAACTCGTAATTAATACTTGTTCTAATTGTTGAGGGGGGTTGAATCACATTTATAGTGGGGGGTATAAAAGTATATCCCGAGTGAGAAAATCTTGTTGTTTCGAAATCAATTCCCAAACCAGCAATATCCTGATTGATTTGAGCCTCTAATTTATTGATTTCATTTTCAGTATCCAACAACTCCCAATCGAGCATAACAGGAATCTGAAGAACTTTGTCTTGATTGGTTAACCCCAATTTAATCTGATACTTATTCACAATCGTCTATTATTGGTTGAACAGCAATGTTAAATCCACTCAACAGATTTTGGAAGTTTCCACCCTCAGGAATCAACCTGAATATCTGATTTGAGAACGGATAATGTGCTCGGTTTAGGTATGGGAAGTTAACTCCTCGGTCTAATTCATCAAACTCCCCATATAAATAAGGTTCTCTAAATCTAAAAGTTTGGTCTTGGGAAGAAAAAAACGCCCAATTTGGAATGTTTTCAACTCCTTGGGCTGGTGCGGTTTCGATATAATCTGAAAATACCTTGACCACCATCGGATTATGAGGGAGGTAATAGTACCCTTGAGAATTGGATGTTGGGATGGACTCTGTAGTAAAAATATCCTGATTAAAATTAATTTTTTGTACATATCTCGACACCACCAATTCTGTTTGGGTGTAGTCGTTCCACTCACAATAATCCCCATCAATTAATTCACCCTCATTTAATACCCTGTTGTAGTAGAAAGTTTCAGTTGTTCCGTTGGTTAGTGTATAAGAATCAACAGGGATATTAGTGTAACAGTCTTGATTGCTATCTGACCACCAACTATCAGAGATATTTTGAATGTTAAAGACCCAACCCTGTTTTAACCCAACCCCATTATTTGGTTTGTTAAAATACCCACTATAACCTTTGTTCACCACTGACAAAAATATTTCACTGACAGGCCGATTTTGGTTATCGGTAATACCACTTAAAACCACATCTTGTGATACGGTTACTGTGTAAGTTAAAGAGCTCGTTTTTTGAGAAATTCTTGTGATATCATTGGGAGTAATTGAGCTGTATTCTAGTTTTCTTTCGTTGGGAAATCCATTGAGTTCAAACCCTGTTTTATTAACAATTACATTATTCTCATTTAATAATATTCTGTTTTTTCTTACATAATATTTTGAACGGGTCTCGGTAATATTGTTTGGGTCCAAAACCCTTTTAAAGGTACCAGTTATACCATTAGCAAAAGTGTTTCCTGTATATCCTATATTTAAGATATTAAACACAAAATTCGAACTATCATAATTTGAATTACCAAATGAAAATACTTCGAAGACGGTCTGTTGGTCATAACCAAATGAAAGCTCAACAAAATTTCCTTCAATCAAGTTATGTGGCATTAAACATTGAAATGATATGATATTTGCACCACCTTGTGTGGATGCCGATACTATAAAAGGGATACCATCACCCGACAACCAATTTATTGTGGTGTTTTCATATGTTCCCTCCATGGGTATGTCATAATCGTTCAGAGCCGCATAGGTAATATAGTAAGACCAGTTGTAGGTATACGCACTCGAAGCCTGATAGTCAAAATGTCCATCATTAACATTGGGACGGAACATATCGAATTCATAAAACTGAGGAAACCCTCTCCAAACACCACTTAGTTTAGATTGTGTTGGCTCAACATAATACAGATTGTTTTTAAATGGATTATACTCAGTGGTTCCCGTATATGTATTATCATACAAATATTGAATCTTAAATGTCGGTCTAAATCGCTGTGATGCTTGTCTTTCATCATCATACAATTGAGGTAGAGAAATTGCGTTGTTTCTTACATATTGTGTTAACTCTTTTTGAGTTTGATTTAAATCTATAGTAAGTTTTTGGTCAACTATTGGTGCCGACTTAAATTGTAATTGAGATGGAATAAGTTCAAATCTATTCATCGGCTAAGTATTTTGATTTGAATCTATCGAGTGCAGTCGCCCCTTTTATTAAACCAAAATAATAAAAGTTTGGTGCACCCACCGCAAAGACCTCTGGGTAATTTCCCGCTGTTGTTGAGTAGTTTCCATTAGTGTCAACATTAAAAATGTATCCTCTAGCATCGATGTCGTTTAATTGAGAATTGGAGCCAAGAAAATATGATGGTTGAGATGGGGCGGTTCTATCGAGTGATTGGTAATTCTTACTAAAAATGTCACTGTTATCAGTTGCCCAGTCGTTACTTTGTGTTCCAAAAATACCAACCTCATTTCCCAAATTCAACACTTGATTTATGGAAGACCATAATTGAGCAACGTCATCTCTTCTCCAACGATAAAAAGGTACTCTTTGAGATTTTAAATCATAATAATATGGAAATGCGTTTGATGAGGGTGTTGGTCTAAAATTAATTCGTCCTGGAGACAAGAAGTCTTTATACTGTAAGTCTTCAGTGGTTGAGGAAAAGAAAACCCCCATAATAGAAAAACCATTGGGATTTCTAGAAATATAAATCGGATTGTTTGGGTCATTTGGGTCGTCTTGATAACTTTGTGAACTAAACTTAATTACACCGAACTCCGAATTGATTGAGAGCAACTGAGTAATATCACCATCAAGTCTAAGAATTGGTCTTGAGAACAAAGTATTTATTACTGCATTAGTTCCTACAACTCCGCTAATCAGCACCAAAAATTGTAAATATTTTGCATTTGTCATTCTTGTAATTACAAATAAGTTCAATAAATCACTTGTGTCACCATAACTCGATGGTGTTAGAACATCCATTACAAATCCGTCGTCAGATGGATTTAAAGTAATCTCTTTGAAAATAGCAGTTTTGGGACCAAGGTTCATGATGGTTGCTGGAGTTTTTAAACTATAATCGTTTAATGAACCAGTAAGTGGATTATTCAATTTTCCGATAAAACTATCGGTTGTTGGACTATAGGGACTGCTTCTGTAATAAAAATTATTACTATCTTCGTTGTAATAAATTAAATCTTTACAGAAAACCCTTCTAGAAATCTGATTGTTTCCCCCATAGAGTGTTCTTACAGCAAAAGGAAATGTATACAAACTTCCATTTACCCAGTTATTTGTAAAAGTTTGGGAAACCACACCCTGGCACAAAGCATAAATAAATCTATATCTTAATCCCCACTCTGTAAATGCTAATAAATCTTTTGGCAAACCTATTAATGGTCTTTTTGCAAAAACAAAACAACCACGTTCAATTCTATCTTCTTCAGCACAGTTAGTATCGACTACCAAGGCGTTATTAACGTTCGAATAACAATTCAAACTAACCATGTTTTCACACGAGAAAGTTTCTGTAATATTTAGTGCGTTTGGTAAATCTTCAATGTCATTGCCTACAATACTTGCTCCCGAACCGTAGGTAGTTGTTACAATACCCTCTCCTCCAGTGTCAAGAAGATACATGGTAAAGCCACGGTTCATCTGAAGAACAGGAACAACGGAATCCAGAGCGTAACCATCTAAGAAATCAGAAGATGGTAAACGGTCAGTTCTTAGTACATTTTTACTTTTGTTAGAAATATTAACTTTTGTGTTTGGTGTATTAACCGTTGGTAAAAGAGAAAAGCTATAATAAACACTATTAGCATTGTTTGGATTATTATCTAATTTAACCCAGTAGAAGTCACCTCCAGACAAGTCTTCAGTAGCGTCATATTTTGCAGGGTTCGGTGTGGTGCTAAAAGCATCATTATTGTTTTTACTCACAACAATCTCAACCGATGAATTTATTAGTGTGTTTAAATACCAGTTTGAAACCCAACCCATTTGACCTGTGGTTATTAATGGTGTATTTAAAGGTCCAACAGAGGGATTGTTGTAGATTGAATAGTTTCTATTACCATCAATGGCACTATAATAACCAACGTTACTTGTTGTGAAAGCAGAGTAATTATTGCCTGCCTCAAAGAAATAGGATGAGTAGAAAATATTATTTTGTGAATTGTGATTCTGCACTGAAATCCCCCCCGATGGTAAAGACTTAATCGGTATGTTTAATCTGGTCTGTGCTGTGAATGTCAAAGCATTTTCATTTCCAAGTCCAAGGATATTTCCAATACCATACCTGTTAACATATAGTGGTGAATATGGGTCAACACCCCTTTGAAGAATCAAAATATATTGATTGTCAAAATTATCAAAGAAATCTCTTGTTTTGATATTCAATGATGTTTTTTGTTCCCAAAAGGTCAAATTTCTTAAACTCCAATCAATTTCTGTAGAGGAATTTAATATTTTTAAGAATCCATCAAATGGGTTGGGTGGTTGACAGTTTCCTTGTGGGGTTACGCTTCCATTACCTTGAATAATTTGTGGTGCTGTAGAGGCACAAATTGTTTGAACTCCTTGTTCATATATCCCAAGGGTCGGGTCATAAACCGATGTAACGGTTGTTTGTTGATTATTACCAGAACAATCTACGTATGTCACAGTAACTAACTGTTGAATATTTGGATTTAAATCTGTTTCCAAAAGATATTGTAAACAATTTGGTGTCCCACCACCCGAAGCCAAAGCAAAAGCATCACTAACGGTAATTGCGGTAAGCACTTGGTAATATTCCAAGTCAGCTGGAAACTTGTAATTGTTTATAGTAGAACCAGTGTTTAGAAAGTAGGTTTGTGTTGCGTTGACTGTCTGACTTGTGGCATAGGTGACTGACAAAGGCCCACCATTAGGTAGAAGGGTTGTTCCGCTTATACCTAAAAATTCTGTGTTACCAGTATACAAAAAGTTTTTATCTTCTGTTTTATCTATTCCCACAAATGTTAATAAGGTACCTGCCGCAAGGGGAGACTGAGTCAACACAGTTAATGTATTGTCAAAGTGTTGAATGGTTGTATTGTTAGGGTTGTCAAAACTTACACTTATTTTATTTACACCATCAAAATATTTTTTTCTAGTGTTGAAAACATTTATTCTCTGTGCCATAGGAATATCTGCCGAGATTGCAAAAGTTTTTTTAGGGAAATTTAAGTTGTTTCTTGTGTCAGCAAGTCTTGAAACTTGTGATTCAGTAGAATTGTATTGTGCCAATTTTTTCGTATCTGCAGTTCTAGTTCCTATTGCTTCAGCAAATATCAAAGATAGGGTTGAAGCGTTAGCATCACTAGGCTCTCCGTCATCACCAATTTTTTCTGCTGGTAATCCAGAATAATCCTCTAAAGCTTCAAAATACAAACCACTTTGTGTAAGTGGACTCAAAAGAGATGACGGAGTGGAATCTCCAGCACCATCCAAACTTGGGGTTGCACAATCACAATTCTGACACTCAGGATAAGTTATCATAGGAAGTTTAAGGGTACCAAACCTAAGAAACTGAACAAACCTCTGCAACAAGTTACTTAGCCTCTGCCCACCAAGTAAAAGAGTAACACCAGCAAGAATCAAAGGAATCCCAGCACCACCAAAAATAGCTAATGCCCCACCAATGACTAACAAAGCATAAGCAACGATATTTTGGAATCTTACAACAAGTTGAATAAGAGGTACGATGAATGTGTTAACAACAAATGCTAAAACATGGTAAATAATTAAAATATAGGGGAATAATAATTGAATGAATTGCATCAAAATGGCAAACAAAAAAAACTGAGCACTAAAGTTCTTTACTCCATCATTCACTGGGAACTTATTGACCGTTGTTTCACAATCACTATTCCCAATCTCCTTGATACCTATAAATCTTCCTCTGTTAATTCCTCTCTTGTACTGGTCAATAAGCCCTGCTGGGGTATAAACCTTGTTATACTCCAACTCATAGAAAGTATCTTGACAATTAATCGCAGCTTGCAACTTTTGATTAATTACCGTAGCAGACTCAGCATCAGTATATCCTGTCCAGTCTAAACCAAAATAATAAGAACTAGCGAGTTCTCGGCTCGTATTCAATGAGTTGTTATAATTTGGGTCAATGTCTGGTGTTCTCCAACCATATTCCCTAATATTTGGTAGTAGATAATAAGCTCTTTTGACTGGCTCTGTATCAGTGGGTGCTTGTTGCCACTTTACTTTAAAACGATATTTTCCCTTTGTTGGTATACCAACTCGAGGGTCCTTAGAAAAGGTTCTTTGCCCTTCTTCGTTAGTTGTAATATAATCCATATTCATAGGAACCTCTACTAACCAAGTTCCATTTTCATCTATAACATTACCTGAGTTTTCGAGACGATATTCCTCAAGAATTGGTCTGCCCTGGTCATCCTGAACAATGGTTTGTCTGACAGCCAACAATTGACCTGGACCTGTGGTCAAATCACAAAGATTACCCATGTTATCCTTGGGTTTACATCCGGCAGTTAATAAAGAAGGTGGTTCATTACCAAAACCAAGTGGTGCTGCAATTTTAAACTCATCACCAGTAGAATAAATTGAACCCATAAAAACAGTTGTAGGTTGTATATCAATATTTGCCTCATCTCTAAGGTCAAAGTCAATACGACTAATTGAAGATTGACAAATTTCAGGTTCACCCCAAAAAGGTGCAACTTCGAAAACTTTTGTGATATTAACAATTTGAGGGAGAGTATCTAAATCTGATGAAGTTCTAAACGTGCTTCCTGCGACTTGTGCTTCTGTAGCACGACCGATTCTAATTAAATCTTGTGGTGTAAGGGAAAATTCCCCGATATCACTAAGGTCCAAATCCATAACAATGGTTTGTTGCCCCACAGGGACTCCCAATATCATGAAATCACCACTTTCATTTGTCTTAACGGTAAATCTGTAATACTTGTCGTAGATATCCACAACAACAGGGTCTTCTAAAACATCCTCTCTTGAGGGGAATGTTCCTGTGGCTGCGTGAGTTGAATATGATTGTAAATAAGGTAGGAGATTAAATCTATACCCATCAACATTTTTATCATTAGGTTGAGTATACGGATATAATTCAACTATCCTGTCATTAAGAGAATCAATTTCACTTATAGGCACAAAAATAGAAACCTTGGTATTGGGTATCCCGAACCCGCTATTTGCAACAACCCTACCTACGACAACACCAAAATCAGCACAATCTCGAGGATAAACATCATTCTGTGAAATCTGTAATGATAAAATTTCTAAGAACTCAAAATCTTGGTCTAATTGAAATGTAAGGTTTCTATCTACTCCAACTTGTGTGTTTATTCTAAATGATTGTCCCATTCAAGGTTTTAATGATAAATATTTATGGTGTTTTTTTTTGAAAAAAACAGTTTTACTTAAATAAAATATACCCCGATTGGAAATTAAATAAAGGTGTTAAGAAAAAGAAACATTCTGTAAGTTTTTAACCCTCACAACAATATCTTTTTGAGGGTATCTAACTTGATATATCTGATTTGGTTCAGCAAAAATTGTGTCATCAACTGGTTGTATAATCCGTAACTCGGGGTCCGAATAAGCCATTGATGTTTCTGAAGAAGAATATTGTCCACCAACTTTATTTTCGATTGTAATATCTGCAACTGTAATAACACCAGTAGTACCTTGGACAATACTCCTAAGTTGGGATAGGTAAACATTTCCACCTAATTCTCTACTAAGTGGATTAAAGTAATCCGAAATTCTATTTACAACTTCTGAAATAATTTGTCCGGAGTTTTGTGTTGCATCCAAAACGACTGACAAATCAACACCTAAATCAATTACATCCGCAGTTGTTACCTGAATGTAATCATTTATCATACGATAGTTTGACAAATAATCGGCAACATTCTGTCTAAGTGTATTAGAAACAATATTAGTTAATTTACCTGAAGTGTCATAGGACAAAAGATTAATTAAAATCTTGTTATTATTTTCAGTAATAGATACTTTTGCAGGGGCACCAAATTGACTTGGCATATTTCTCAATAATGATTCGTAATCATTAACTGTCACCGCTCTTTTTTGTGCCGAGAAATTAAATGATACATAGTTTCTAACTTCTTCGGTTGTGGGAACATTTGACCCACCAATTGCTGCGGTCGGATTATTACATCTTAATGAATTAATTACCGAACTGTTAATGGTTTGTGACGGTCCATTCACAAAAAATGAAACAGTTCCAATTTGGTTAATAACATTTGTACCAATGTTAGTTGCCAATCCACCACCGATTCGGTATTGTACAAATAAAGTTGAGTTTGGAATCAAAGTTGACCCGAGTGAAAAGTTATTAGATAAAGATTGTAAATTAACTGGTGTACCCAAGTTTGTAAACGCATTCAATTGGTCTTGTGCCGAAGTTGTTCCACCACCAAAAGTTAACTTTAAAAACCCTTCAGGTGTGTATTCAGTAATAAATCTGTTGTTAGTTTGAATATATCTACCAACTTTAAGACCTGGTTGGTCAGAAACTTTAGTGGGGTCTTCAATAAAGACTCTGTCTTCGGCAAGTGCGTCGACTTCTAATAATCGGTTTTCTAAACCAATAAATTCAGATGCTGTTGGAACATTTGTATAATTGGTTCCTGATTTTTGCAGAACACTGGTAACACCCAATACGTTCTTTTCGGGTAGAAATAATTCAAAAAATGGTCTGACATCACTTGCATTAATAACTCTTTTGAATACTTTAGTGATACCATTTACAACAAGTTCTCTTTTTGTGATTGTATAGTTAATTAAATTTCCGTTAGCATCAAAGTTTGGAATTTTCAATCTGTTTGGAAATCCAGAACTATTATATGGGGAGGCAAAATCCACATCATTTTGATTCTCAAATGCAATTCCAGCCCCAAAGACCTGAGAACCTCTTGTCAATATACCAAGATATCTTTCATCTTCTTTATCACCAAAAGCTGGTACTGTGATGGAATAATCAACCAATGCAACAGATGGTCTTTGACCTGGAATCTTAAGACCATATGTTCTTGCAATATTATAAATTGATGACCTTTGTTGAGCAAATTGGAGTACGGTTTCTTGAATACTCCTATCAATGTTATAATGTAAGTTATCGGCAACTGCAGCATTTAAATCTAAAAAAACCGAGAATACTGACGCATCATTAAAATCTTGAATTAGTTCAGGGTAATAAGACCTGACATAATTTTGTAATTCGATTCTAATACTTTCGTAATCTCTCGCAGTATAGGAAATTCTGTTGTTAGCCATATAATCTTAAATATTCAGTATGATAAAATCACTTTGTGCAAAAGTGTTGTTATCCACAGCATAATCAATTCTTACCTTTGCGGTATATTCCGAAGTACCTTTACCAGGGACCTTAAAGATATTATCTCGATTTTGACCCGGTAATGGTTCACCTTTTGCCAACGGAACTTCTTCAGAAGGGTCAGCAGGTTCAATCGTGATATTATTAATTAATAAATTTGGCATGAATTGTTCAACAGAATCACGAATGTCTGCTTCAATAGCATCGAAGGTTAAACCATCAAAAGGCTCAAATAAAAATTCATACAATCTTGTACCAAAGGTTGGTAGATAATACCTCGAACCCTTTCTAGTTAATAAAAGATGAATTAAATCACTTCTAATTTGCGCAAATTGTGTTTCAGTTAATAATAGAAAATCCCCCTTCGGCGAATCCTCAAAAGGAAATGCTAATCCATATGTAACACCTTCAGCCATATCAGATAAATATACCCTTGTTTTTTTTATAAGAAATGAAAAAACCCGACACTTTCGTGACGGGTTTTTCATTCATTACAATAATATCTCTTAATTATGCCTCACAAGCCACGCAGTGAAGGTCATTTAAGTTCAATTTCTTTCTTGCAAAAGCTTGAGCAGAATTCATTGAGTGCTGATAATAGAGTGTTTTAACACCCAACTGCCACGCGTCAATCAAAAGTTTATTCACATCTTTAGTTGGCATATCAGGTGATATCATCAAGTTTAAAGATTGTGATTGGTCAATGTAATCTTGTCTGATTGCCGCTTGGTTAATAATGGTTGATTGGTTAATTTCAGAAAAAGTTCGAAACACTTCTTTTTGCTCATTAGTTAAAAACTCAAGGTGTTGAACTGAACCATCATGTTTTTTGATACTTTCCCAAGTACTTTTATTATCTTTACCTAAGTCAGCCAAAAGTCTTTTCAAAACAGGGTTTTTAATTGTTACCTTCAATTTTGCAACATCTTTGACATAACAATTAGACCAAATTGGTTCAATTGATTGAGATACTTGTCCTAAAATAAATGCTGAGGAAGTTGTTGGTGCAATCGCATTTAAAGTAACATTTCTTCTACCATATCCGATTAAAGTTTCGGGTTCACCAAAAATTTGAGCCAATTCTTGAGATGCTTTGTAAGATTTATCTTTGATTAATTTGAAAACTTCAACATTCAATCTTGCGGTATCTCTACTATCGAAGGGTAGATTTTTAGATTGTAGTAATGAATGCCAACCTAAAACACCCAATCCAAGAGCTCTTTGTCTTTTGGCAAAGTTATACGATTTTTCAAGGTAAAAGAACGCCCTTTTTCCTTCGATAGTACCACTGTTTCTGATATTATCGATTTTATCAATAAACTCTGAAACAACAGCATCTAAGAAATATACCATCATCTCAACCGCGTCGGTGTCTTTCCACTCTTCATAATGCAAAAGATTCATCGAAGAAAGAACACAAACAAAAGACTCTTCTTCTGAATTGTGGAGAGCAATTTCAGAGCAAAGATTAGAATTATAAATCTTCATATCTTTGTCTTTGTAAACTTCAGGTGCCTTATTGTTCATAGTATCTGTAAACATAATGTAAGGGTAACCAATTTCCCCCCTTCTTTGAATTACTTTAGCCCATGTTGCTCTTTTTTGTTTATCTCCTGCAATCATCTTTTCCATGAATTCGTCAGTTACAGTTACTGCGTGAGTTAGGTCTTGAATTGGAAAGCCTTCAGTTCCGATTTCCAAAAACTCCTTAATATCAGGATGTTCAATTGGTAGGTATGGTGAAAAGCGACCTCTACGGGTTGAACCCTGTGATATATTATCAACAACACTTTGAAACAAATTCATAAAATGAACTGCACCGGGAGCATGTCCATTATCTGTAATCTCGGCACCTCTTCCACGAATATTACCAAAATAACCAGATGTACCACCACCCATTTTACTCATTTCTCCCACTTCAGCTTGAGTGTACAAAATTGATTCAATGTTATCCCCAACATTTGAACCAAAACAACTTACGGGAAGCCCTCTCTTTTTACCAAAGTTCGCCCATACAGGTGAAGATAAAGAATACCAACCTTTACCCATATACTCATAAAATTTATCTGCGAATCCATCGATACCGAGCAGAGTTTCTGCGTGGTCACAGATTGTTTTAATTCTTTCAAGTGAATCTTCACCATCACTCAAGTATCCACGACGGAGAAAAGTAATGGACTCCTCGTTAATCCAATCGAAAGGTTTTCTATCTTCTATTATCATTAGTTTTTATTATTAGAATAAATCATTTAAAGTTATTGATTTTGATTTTTTGCTGTAGTTAATACTTCTTTTATTAAAAAAGTCTGTGTGTTTTGTTGTTAAAATTTCATCATCAAACCATTCGGTAGTTTCTAACATTATCTCATCAACTGAGAAAACATTATCTATACCAATAGCATTTAATGATAGATTGAATCTGTGTTTAATAAATTCAATTGTCTGTTGTTTGGTTAAAAAATCTAAATCACCGTATTCAAAAATCCAATTTACTATCTCCTCTTCAGCTTCAAAAGCTTCTTTGGAGGCATCAATTAAATCGGAAATCAAATCTTGTGTCCACCATGATGGGTTTTCTTTTTTTATTAAGTTTACCAAAGTAAATCCAAATTCCGCGTGTATATTCTCCTCCTTTGATGTTGCTTCTACAGCATTACTCATTCCCTTCAAAACATTTTTATGTTTGTTAAAAGACATAATAACCAAGAATTGTGAGAACAATGAAACATTCTCCACAAACATTGAGAAAAGAACTACAGACTCAAAATAATCTCGATTCTCAACTGATTTGGAGTTGGCAATAGACTTCTCCAAATATTTAATTCTTTTACGAATTGCGGGTACTTCAAGTAAGTTTTCGAACTCACTGTTCAAACCCAACACTTGAATCAAATTTGAGTACGCATCCGCGTGCCGGACTTCAGACTCCGCAAAAGTTGCCCCAACATTTCCTATTTCAGGTTTTGGTAATTTTTTATAGATGTCACCCCAAAAGTTTTTGACAGCAATTTCGATTTGTGAGATTGCCAACATTGCTCTTTGTACCGAAGTTTTTTCCTTTTCATTTAAATGAACTTTGAAATCTTGAATATCAGAAGTAAAATTAAACTCAGTATGAACCCAATATGAATGTCGGATTGCGTCAACATATTCTACTAAATCGGGATACTCATAGGGTTTTAAATTAGTTCTTTTGGTAAAAATATTCGGTTGGTGTTTCGAACGATAAATAATATACTCTTTAGCAACATCATTCAAACCATTATCCATAAGTTTATTTTCTACCATATCATGAATCTCGTCAACATGAGGTACATGATATTTGTTTCCTCTGAAAATTCCTTTGGTAGTTAACCTTGCAATTTTATCCGCCATGTCGTCATCAATTTTTCCAACTGATTCCATCGCCTTTAAGATTGCCTTTTTTATTTTTTCAGGTTCAAAAAGAACTTTCTCACCACTTCTTTTTATAACGTGACGAGATTCGTCTATACTGATATTATTTATGTCATCCATAATTTAGATTGTTTTTGATTTTAGTTTAAATTGGGCTATTATTTTGTTCTTGACGAGCCTTTCTCTTTTCTAACAATTCTTTGATTCTTTCTTGTTTTTTTTCAACCTGTTGTTCTTCGAAACCTAAGAAGGTAACTGAAGACTCAGTATCTATAATTAACAATTCATTATCAAATTTGCAGTTTTCAAAAACAACACCATCTTGACCCAAGCGCGATTTAGTAATCGCCATCGTAGCTAACTTCATTTCTTTTTGTTGAAGAGTCTTAGCAACTGAGATTATAACATGGCCAACTTGAGCTTTCTTGATTGACCCTCCCATTTGGTCGGTGGTTACAACCTCAGAAGAAATTGATGACCGATTACCTTGTGTTGCTGTCCATCCTGCTAAGTTTAGTTCATGGCACATAGCTTCGAAGTGTCTCATTACAGAACCTTCAGCTTTCCATTCATCGGTCTTAAGGTTATCAGGTACCACACAATCGATGTAATCCAAAGTAACCATATCAATCTTAATTCCATCAGCAATCATTTTTCTTACTTGGAGTTTGATTTGATTCATGGTCATAGTATCAGACGGGAGTTTTTTCAGAATGAGTCGGTTTGGCATTGAATTCTGAACTTCCTGTACTTTTTCCATTACATCTTCTTTCATCAACGATAGGTTATCGGGTTCAATACCAGTCCAAAGGGTGATGTGTTTTCTTTGAATTATTTTTACATTATCTTCGAAAAATATTTGAAGGACATTGTAACCAATATTGAATGCCGAATTTGCAATTTTGGTCATTAAAGTTGTTTTTCCCACTCCAGTTGGTGCGAGAATAACACCAATTTCACCTTTCGCTAAACCACCTTTTAACAGTCTATCAAGACCCGCAATACCCATTGGGATAGGATGTCTGTAATCATCGTTTAAAACATCATCTAAACCAGTAAAAACATCTAACACACCAGTTTCTCTTTCCCCTACT